CCTTGCAGATTAGTAAGACCGAAGTTAAGCATATCTTTAGCATTTAATTTTATATGCTTTATAATATCATCACTTTCTTGCGCTGATCCGAATAACTTATCATGAGCTTCAGGATTAATCTCTTTTAATGTGTTTGAAATATAGTTAGATGATGTAGCTTTTTTCGCTAAAGCTTGAAACTGCTCATCGTTAATGTAATCTTTATCATATAAAGCTCTCAACACTATTAAGTTCTTAACCCTTGAAACAGCTCCTACAGGCTTACCTGTTCTTTCATTCCTATATGCTTTAAGCATAAGATTTAACCCATCTTCACCACCAGCTGCACCTTTGACAGTACGTTTGAAGCTATCTGCCATTTCATCTAATTTATATATTCTGTCATAAAGACTGTTGAATTTATCAAAGGAACTCATATAATATATTTATATAGAAACGTACGAAAATGAAGCTAAATTATAAAGATTTTAATGAAAAGACATATAACGAGATCTGTAAGATCCCTGGTATAGGTAAAAAGACTGCTAAGAACATAGTTTCTATGCGTCCATTTAAAACTAATAACGACTTATTTAAGGTAAAAGGCCTTGGCCGCGGTATCTTAAAGAAACTAGGCATTGAAAAGAAGAAGAAGCCTCGTAAAACGTGGTTTACAATTAACGGTGTTGATTATCCGCATTATTGTTTCGCTTACGATGAACGTAATCCGGAAATTATGGACTTCTTCTGGCGTATACCTCGCGAATATAGACTATATTATGGTAAGATTGAGGAAAGTAAGAAATTAACTGTAAGATTACGCGAGATATCAGCAGATAAAATTGCAAAAGGCTTATTATAGAGTAAATTAGTATATGTGCGCTATTTTTGGATCCTTTAACAAGACTATGTTCGAAGTCTTGCATGAGGCTAATAAGGAACGAGGTAATTTCGCAAGTAGTATAGTATCTATAGGTGAAGATGATGTATATGTAGCTAAATTTGAGGGTAGTCCAAACATGGATAGTATCAATTATAGTGACGATTGTGTTTATATTACCGGTCACGTGCAAGCACCTACTTCCGCAATGCGTGATTGGTCTTACGATACATCACACCCGTTTGAATCGTTATCTTGGTCAGTTAGTCATAATGGTGTACTTACTAATACACAGGAAATGCGTGAACGTTATGTCGATTTTATTGAAAATGAGGTTGATACAGCGGTAATTGTTAACATGTTACAATTATTTACCGAGCTTCAACATGGTACTAAACCGAACCCTGTTAATATTATTAAGGATACATTAAATCAGATTGAGGGTACATACGCGCTTTCTATTATTGATACTGATACTGGTGAATTATATATCGCTCGATGTGGTTCAATACTACATTACGATAATAAGGGTAACTACTCAACTAATCCGGGTACAGGTTATAAAGAATTACCTGAAGGTGTTATAATGAGACTTAACAAACGAACTAAGAAGTGGAACAAGGTTGGAGTTTTTGACGCTAGTTCGCCATTTTTATTTTTATGAAGACATTCTATTTTTCAGCAACTAAAGGGTCAAAAAAAGATACACTATTGTACAAAACTGACCCTATTCGTTTTTTCTTTAAAGAAAATAATACTCAAGCAATTGCCAAGGTTTATAACAGGGCGATAGACTTTGCTATAGAGAATGACTTTGAGTATATGGTGCTAGCTCATGACGATATTATTATTGAGAGTGATATTGAAGATCGTCTAGAGGAATTATTTGATACATATGACATGGTAGGTGTTGCAGGTGGGAATAACTGCAAGTTGCAAGAACCAGCTTTATGGCATCTTATGTGTGGAGGTTTTGGTAGCGGTAATTTACATGGAGCAGTTGCTCATGGTAATGAAAAGGAAAAATCTATGACAGGTTTTGGTACATACCCTAAACGTGTAGCTCTTATTGATGGTGTATTTATGGCCATGAAAAGAAGTGTCTTTGAGAAGGTGCGTTTTGATGAAAATTGCCCTGCAAAGTTCCATTTTTATGATTTAGATTTCTGTTTAGCTGCCAATAAGCATAAGGTTAAAATAGGTGTTGGGGATATACACATTACACACGCATCACCTGGGTTGCAAAGCTTTACAGAAGAATTCAATAAAGGTCAAAAATGGTTCTTGAATAAATGGCAAAGTTAGTTATACTACTAATGTGAGCAAATTAAATCTAGATGAGTATGAAAATATTATCATCTATAAATCTTTAACTGATAGTGGCTATCTAGCGTCAATCGCAGATATAGTCAAACCGGAGTACTTTAAAAATAAGTCTATAGCTAGTATCTTTGAGATTGTTAAAGACTTTAACGAGAAGCGTAATAAGTTACCAACTGTAACTGAGATTAAAACGTATCTTGTAACTGATGAACAGAAAGCAGCGTTTAAACAGTTAGCACAATCTTTTAGTGAGTTAGATAAGAACTTAGATAAAGATGAGCTGTATGAAAATACAGAACAGTTTCTTAAAGAGAAGGCTGTCTATCATACTATGCTCAATGTTGCGGAAGATGTATCCAAAGGTTTAGTTGATACATCAGATGTACTACAAAAATTTGAATCGTCATGCAGTATAAGCTTAGTAACTGATCTAGGCTTTAACATGTACGATGATATCGATATATTAATCGATGATTTAAATACCGAGCAATCATTTATACCCTCTAAGTGGGAATGGCTCGATGATACTTTAGGTGGGGGATTCCTTGAATCCGGAAAAGCGTTATATGTATTTGCTGGTGAAACTAACATCGGTAAATCTATCTTCTTAGGCAACATTGCTCACAACATAGCCTCACAAGGTAAGAACGTACTCTTGGTAACGTTAGAGATGTCTGAGCTTTTATATGCTCAGCGTATATGTACTAACGCAACAAAGATTCCGATGAAAGAATTGCGTCAGAATGGACCGTCAATTAAAAATGCTATATCACGTGAAAATGGTAAAGTATTTATCAAGGAATTCCCCCCTGCTACTATTACACCCAACCAACTTAAAGCATTTATTAAAAAGTTTGGTGAGAAAGGCATTAAGCTAGACGCTATTGTTCTAGATTATCTTAACTTACTACATTCATCAGTTGGTAATAACTCCTATGAACGTATTAAGAACGTAACCGAGCAAGTACGTGCTATGTCGTACATGTTTGAGTGTCCAATAATTAGTGCTACTCAACTTAACCGTAGTGGCTTTGATCAAGATAATCCTGAGCTAGCTACTATCTCTGAATCGATTGGACTTGCTGCTACAGCTGATGTCATCGCGTCAATTTATCAGAATGAAGAGGATCGTGAGTTAGGTATTATTCGATTAGGTATGATGAAGAACCGATATGGTGTAAGAGGTAATACTCAAGCTATGAGAATTGACTATTCTACCTTAACTATTGAACAAGCAGATGATGTAGATCTAGAAGAAGCTGAAGACGATACACTTAACGCTTTGGCGGCGCTTGCAAGATAGAAAAGTCTATATAAATAGACTTAGTGAATGTATTAGTATTTACAGATACTGATTTAGATGGATCTGGTTCAGCTCTATTTATTAAATGGTTATATGGAGCCAAGTTAAACGAATTTGTTGTTATAGAGACTACAGAATCGATGATTGTTAATGAATTCAACAATCGACAACATTCACTTGATCACTATGATAAAATATTTGTCTTAGATCTATGTTTAAATGCAGACCAAGCAACGAGTATAGATAGATCAAATGTTGTAGTTATAGACCACCACCTTTCACATGCACAAATCAAAGGCAGATATGTAAAAAGTAAAGCCATTGTTGAGAGTGCGCCATCATGTATTGGATTGTTAAGGGATAAGTTTAAGTCACATATAAAGTTAACTGAAGCACAAGATAAACTTATCGATTATATTGATGACTATGATAGTTATGGTCTCAAATACAAAGATTCGTTTAAACTTAATGCTATTCATACAACATACAATAGACCAAAAGTTGATAAGTTTATTGAGGCTTACAGAGATGGGTTTAAGCCATACACAGTACAGGAAAAGAATGCTATAAAGTTGTTTATACGTAAGTTTAGAGATCAGTTTAACGATGGTGTACATATCGGTATGATTAAAAACTACAAAGCAGTAGCGATCTTTGCTGATTATGCAATTAGTGAAGTTGCAAACTATATGGTTACTAAACATGACGCTCAAATAGGTATAGTAGTTAACATAAAAACTAATACTGTATCATTTAGACGTTGTATGCATTGTGATATCGATCTTAGTATACTAGCTAGAACTTTCTGTAACGGTGGAGGTTCGCATAAACTTGCAGGTGGTAAGTTAACAATGGAATTCGCCAACTTAATTAAAAATTTTAAACATGTCCAATAATTTACCCTCTACATCACTCATAAATTATGAAACAGAACATTTACTTCTATGTTTCTGCACTTATTGTAGTTTACTAAAAGGTAAAAAGTTATCACTTCAGAATGTGTTTGTATTGTTTCTTAAAGAAAAGAGGTTAAGAGACTTACTAAAACAGTTATTAACAGTTGATACTAGCTTCGAATTAGTTAAAATATTCTTAGAGTTTGATCCTACGATCTCACAATCTAAGTACATTACAAAGTACTTAAATAATACTAAGAATATTGATATATGATAAGCAAAAAGGAAGAAGCAATTTACAATAGCTATCTGTATGCTTCTAGATCCGCTCAAAACAAACCAACTAGGTTTAGAAAAGACTTTAGTAAACTTAAAGATGAAGATTTTGTAGCTGTTAAGAAACTATCGTTATTTTTTAACAAGCATAGCAACATTAACTACCATGATTGGTTTATAGCACCCTTTAAGGTATATTCTAAGGACGATTATTACGATCTTAGATTTTACAATACACGTAAAGCTCTGAAATGTTATACAATATACATGAAAGAGAAAGAAGTGGCTGATCCAGATAGTGAAGAGAGTATAAAAACCTTTAAAGAGGGGTTAAAGTTTGTAGTAGGTTTTTGCAAGACTAACAAATTAACTTTACCACAATATATTAACCACGTAACCGGTAATATGCCAACATTCGTACTACACCTTCAAGAGCATAAGGTTAATTTTTACTTACTACATGCATTAAAAGTAGACTCGGTAGTAAAAACGGTCGAATCGAGTGTTTTAAATTTTATTGTTCAAGACTTCTTTAGTATATTCTCGCAGACTAGAACAAAATTTTATAGTTCTAATGTGCTTAAGCTTAAAGCAAAAAATGGTATAAAAATTATCACTGATATGCTTGACTGTGAAAGGAACTAGCGTATAATACATGTATGAGTGCATTTAATATGTCAATGTTCGAAAGCATCAAAGGAGCTCTTGCTTCAAGTGAGAGTAAAAACCAAAGCAACTATAACGAAATCCTTACCTGCAAGCCAGGTAATACCTATACAATCAGACTTCTGCCTTTCGCGAAGTCTCCAAAGGATACATTCTTCCATTATTACAATCATGGTTGGGTATCTTTTGCTACTGGGCAATATGTTCAAGCTCTAAGTCCTCAGACTTATGGAGAGCGTGATCCGATTGCAGAAGAACGATTCCGCTCATCTCGTATGGGTACAGATGAAGAAAAAGAAAAAGCTCAAGCTATTCGTCGTATTGAAAAGTGGCTTGTTAACTGCTACGTAATCGATGATCCTACTAACCCTGATAATAACGGTAAAGTAAAAATGCTCCGTTATGGAAAACAGCTTCATAAGATTATTACCGAAGCTATTGAAGGTGAAGATGCCGAAGAGTTCGGTCCTCGTATCTTTGATCTAGGAGCTGAGGGTGTTAACTTTAAGGTAAAGGTTGAGCAGCAAGGTGATTATCCAACATACGTTTCATCTAGATTTACTACTGCTGGTAAGATCGACTTATCAGAAGATCAGCAGAAAGAGATCTATGAAAATGTATTTACCTTGACTGAGGTTTTCCCTCTTAGGTCTTACGATGAACTTAAAGATATGCTTAATGAGCATTACTTTATGAAAGTAGAAGAAGAAGTACAAGCTCCAGCTCCTGTAGCAGAAGCTGCACCGCCGTGGTCTGCGCCTGCTACTGAAACTGCACCTGTTGCAGAGGCTGCTAGCACCGCTAGTGTTGAAGATGATATTGATGAGCTTCTTAAGGATCTGTAATAATGACACCTGCAGAAAAGACAGCGTTATTGCAGTTTATGGGAACTGTATACGGTGAACAAAAAAAGCAAGATACTATGTTAGTTGGTCAATCAACTAACCTAAGACCTACTTCAGACGGTGTTAAAAAAACATTTGATAGGACTTTAAAAGCGCCAACTATAAATGAACCTCCAAAACAAATTCAACAAGCTCCTATCCAAAACCCTCAACAAACTATACCGGCTCCTTCCGAGGAGCCGGCTGTAGCCCCGGGACCGGTATCAGTAGAACAGGCAACCCGTGAGTTGGCAGAAATAGCGACTACACCAATACAAGGGGAAGTAATTCAACAACCTGTTACCCAAGAAGTTGTAGAGGTTGATCCCAATCAATTTGAGTTCGATTTTTCTGAGCCGGGTAAAGTAGATAAGCTTATTGAGTTAGCAGAAAAACAAGCAAAGGGTATTGATAAGGTTAACTCGAGTTTAGAAGAATTAATTAAACTTCAACAATTGCTAATTAAGTCTAATAAGGTAAAATTAACAAGTAATGGATCGCGTCCTAAAAATAACAAATCGTAGTGAGTTCTTAAGATATCTTGATTCGGTATCTAAGATTAACGATAGTGCTATTTTTGAAATAAAGCCTGAGGGTATTAGCTGCTTAGTTTCATCGGCAGATAGTACCCTTGTGCTATTTTCAGAATATGCCTTAGCTTCTGAATTTACAACTACAATAAATGTACCTGACATTAAGAAGTTGTTTCGTGTTGTTGAGACAATTAACGAAGATGTAGTTAATCTTAATATTAACGGAAATAATATAGAGTATAAAGGTAAAGGTGTTAAGTTTAAGTATCATTTATTTGAGGAAGGCTTTTTATCTAAACCTAACTTAAACTTAGATAAGATTCGAAGCTTTAAGTTTGATATTACTTTTGAAGTAACTAGGAATACTATCCAACAACTATTAAAAGGTAGTACATTTGCATCTGAGACCAATAAGGTATATCTTTATACAGAAGATGGTGAGTTAAAAGCAGAGTTAACAGATAGAGCTCGTCATAATACAGATAATTTTGCTATTACTATTGGAAAAGCAGATTATAGTTTGAAACCTATACCGGTTAATTTCGATAATATTAGATTGTTATCAAATGTGAATGATACGTATGTTTTCAATATAAACACAGACTATGGGGTTGTAGTTATTGATAATTGCAGTGATCATACTAAATTAAAGTATATTATATCTTCCTTAACACAATGATTAATAAACATACAAAAAATAAACTTAAGACAGCAGGTTACTTTATTAAAAGATTACGTGATAGTGGTTTCGAAACTGTCCGTATCTTTAACGGATATGGTGATGCTGATTCACGTAAGTGGACTATATTAGTTGATCCAGGTAATACATCAGTGTTTATTACATGCTTTGAGAATAGGCCATTTAAGAACGAGTTTCTATTTGCGTTTGATGATGGTAACCGAATCTTTAAAAACGGTTATAGCTTAAAGACACATTCTATTGAGGTTGTAGTTAATAAGCTACTCGACAACGGAGTGTCGCAGCTAAAGGATAAATAAATTTATGAGTGAAGAGCAAGAGCCTGACGATGAAATACGTGAACTTATAGAAGCAGCTCTTAAGTCTAATTTAGATAATCAAAAAGAATTTAAAAGTAGAGGTCAATTAATCGAAGCTATTAAAGCAATAGTCTTCGAGTACTTAGATAGCTTTATAGTTATAGGTTATGA